TGATTTCGAATATAAAAATATTGAAATTATACAATCTGAATATCCTAAACGCGGTGAACTATTACCGTATATATATTTTTTACGACATAAATGGTTTGATAATGCTGTTATTTTACATGACAGTGTATTTATTCACAAAAGAATTCCATTTGAAAATTTTGCATATCCAGTAATGCCTTTATGGCATCATCAATATGATAAAGAAAATCTTAATAATTTAAACAGAATTTGCAGTAAATTAAAAAATAATTATTATCTCAAAAAACAATTACAAGGATCTGAAATAAATATACTTGGAATGCACAGTGATAATAATTTTAATTTATGTTTTGGCGTTCAGTCATATATTAATTTACATTTTTTAGAAATGTTAGAAAATAAATATCAAATTTCTAATTTAGTAAATGTTATTAATAATAGAACCGATCGATGTGGATTAGAAAGAATAATGGGCTTACTTTTTTGTAAAGAATGTCCAAAACTTCAAAAAATCCCTTCTGTTTTTGGCCATATACTTAAACATCACAATGCATTTGCATATACTTATGATAATTATTTACAAGATTTTAATAATAAAAAAGCTTGTGAACCATTTGTTAAGGTCTGGACTGGCCGGTAGGGAACTACGTTACTATTTCAATGCCTCTCTTGCTTCGCCGAGACCCTCCTTTAAAACATCTAATTTGATACCTTATTAAAACTTTTTGAATATTTATATACTAATTTGAAATATATAAATATTTTAAGGAGGGGTCGTAGGGTCTGCGAAGCGATGACCTTTGGTTCCCTTAAAATGGAGGGTTATCGGTAAATGCAGCAGGACTTTCCATTATAGAACTCTCCTTAATCACCGGCGTCAACTGTTCCATGATAAAATTCCCAAGAACCACGCTTACATAAACAACTAATGCATCTCTGATTAATACCTTTAGCGGTTTGCTTTCTTTTTCAATGTACTGCATCTCCAAAAATTTGGCAATAAAGAAAATAACTGATATTATTCCTGCTACTAAAAATATATTATTCATTTACAATATATTTTTACAATTCATTTTTAAATTTAACGCGATAAATTTATGATAAACTTGTATTAAACTTATGCTAAAACTTCTATATCATCTAACAAAAAATTTGGCTCTAATTCTAGCATCTTTTCACCAATTACATGCACATCTAAACTATTTAGATCCACCAATTCATCTGAAATATTTAGTTTCTCATCATCATCACCACCTTCCTCCTCTATTTTTCTTTGAATGTTTCTTAAATTACTTATTTCTTCTAATCGTTCAAGGGTCTTTGGCGCACTTATTAATTCCTCCTTTCCTTTATCATTTACTGTCTGATCAACATCATTAAATTTTATACCGTCTTTTAGTTCTTTCATTTCTTTCTTTTCGTTTTCGCCTACAAAAGTCGTCTCTCCTCTTGCATTTAATGCCTCGCTTTTTTCTACTACTTGTTCCTTTATTTCTTCAATAACATCTTCTTCTACAGTTTCATCCATATACGCCTTCAAAATATGCTCTATTGGTATACTTTCTCTAACCGCGTTCAATATACATTCTTGAACAATTGTCTCTAATTCTCTATTATGTCTTTGTATTTGTAAAGGCGCTGCATTGATTTCAAATAAATATACATTTTTATACACCTTTCGCGCCACATTTATATACGCTTTGTGAATAAAATCATCTAATTTGGGTATATTAATATCAATCTTTTTTTGTTTCTGACCAACTCTCATTGCTGTTAATATTTTCAATTGAATTATATGTACACATGTTACCAATTCTTCTAAATACCCGCATCCACTTTTTTCAACAATACGGGTTCTCTCCTTTTCAATAATGCTCGCATTCCATTTTGGTATTCGCGTTATCAGATTTTGAAATGTCATCAAATACTTATCCATCTCTTCATTTACTCTACATAGCTTTACAGATTCATCGAAAATCGATTTAAACCCTTCAATTATTAATGGTGTTAAAATTGTTAATAAACGTGCACCCCATTCATTCTTCGACTCATGTAACGAACTAACATTAAAATCATCCATTGAAGTTATATGTAAGAATTGGATCTTATTTTTTTACTATTTAAACTCACCTTCGGTGGGTCTAATCCGACTACCGGGAAATCAAATAAAGCATGAACAAAATAAAATCTATAAAAAGCATGGGATCATAAGGTCTGCAAAGCGATGACAGCAGTACTATTTCACATGCCCTTACATGAAAGATATATTATCTAAATTTGTTTCCAGATCTAAAAACGTAAAATTCAAAATAAACAATATTAACAATTTCTCATTTCTAAATTCTTTTCTTACCTTGTTAAATGATATCAACAATTCATATCTTTTATTATCATCCATCTGAATTGCCGATCCATCTTCCAGTAATTTAATTAAATCTAATGCACTATATCCCTTTTCATATAATTTGCCCACAAATGCAATTAAATCCGTTTCCAAAGTTATCGGCTTTTGTAGTTCCTTTTTTAACCATTCTGCTCTTGAATTTTTTATATTTGTTAGTTTAAACGTTTCATCTAGGTTATATTTATAAAGATTAATTATTTTCCCCTTGTATTCCGGTTCCGATATATATATCTCACAAAAACGCGACAAAATCGGTTTCAATAATTTATATTTGTCTTCTACTATTATAAAAAATCGCGTATTGTGGCTGAACAACTCGATACATCGTCTTAGAGCTGATTGTGCATCCATTGTTAGTTTATCTCCATTTAACAAAACAATACTCTTGAACGTATTTCCACCATTTGAATTTATATGTGTCTTTGCAAAGAATTTTAATTCATCTCTTATAAATTTAATGCCTTTACCATGCGCGCAATTCACATACATTACAAAATCCTTTATCTTCTCTTTATTTCCTTCATAAATTAAACTAATAAAATTATTTACAATTGTACTCTTACCTGAACCTGACGGACCATTAAAAATAATATTTGGGATCTTGTGAATGCTATGAAAGTATTCTAATTTTTCCTTTATTTTTTGATGAATGTTTAAAGACATGACGTTATTAATATTAAAATAGTGTTTTTATATTTTAATATTACGTATTTGTTATATTACGTATTTGTTAGTTCGTTATTACTAATTTGAAAATTGTAATTAGATTAAATTATTTTATTTTATTTTATTTACGCAACACTTGACAAGCTGAAAGTATAAGGATTTGATCGAAAAGCGTCAAGAATTCCCGGATCAATTCTGTCACAACCTGTGGTACACTGATTTAAAAGTTGCGGCGTGTGTATTTTTCCGTATGTTTGCACCGATGGTCCACCCGGTATCACTGCACTAGGCGCCCACATTCGATTATTTTCACGATCACAATCCAACTTAGAATGCGACACATTCATTTGTGAATTGAATGTAGCCATGTTTCCCTGATTTGTTCTGCCAACTATCGACTTCTCCTTTGCTTCATTGTTCGTTTGCCTATAAGCTGAATCATATAGTTTTGATCCGTGTTTGGTTCCTGAACCACCCATGGAATTCATCTGACAAAAGTCTGTCGTTGTATCTCGTTGATTTGTTATTGCTTGCTGATCTGTCACCTCATATGCGCCGCCATTTAATTGATTACCAACATATCCATTTGGCCGATAAATAGTTGTCTCTTTAACCGTTGTAATTGGCACATCACCCTGGGTCTGGACATAATTGCCAGGTACTTCCCCTATCATGTTTCCATATATTCGCATATTTGATACATATTCTTCCTTTCTTGCCGGCTTAAATACATCCATTAATGGCGCAATAACAGCACCAATGGCGCCGGAAAATCCGGATCCAAATGTTTGCGGTTGTGGATTAGCACTTCTGCTATTTGTGTAATTTGTATGGCTCCTTAAAAAATCATCTCCGTCTGTATGCGATCCTGTCCCCGCTGCATTTGAAGGCCCCACAGGATGTGCTCCTAATTGCATTCTTTTTGACGCCTCGTGTTGCCGAGGTACATAACTCGCAGTTTTTAACACCGCATTTGGCGTGCCAGTTAATTGCGTCGTTGTTTCATTTCTATGAGATTGTTTAAGTACCTCCTCTGCAACCACACGTTGTGCCTTTTCTGCTCCTGTTGTCGTAAGCCAACGGTCCTGACTATTAATAAAAAATGTATCCGGTCTGTTTTTCTCAACTTTCCCTAATATTCCTACATTCGTGATTGCCGATTGCGCCGGCCCTTGATGATTTGCCAAAGAAAATTCCTCCTTGGGATTTGTCGCTATACGTAATTGATCCACTGTTTTCGGCAACCATTGATCGCGTGCCTCCATCCCCGAGTTAAAACCTCCGCTACCATTTGCTGAGTAACCTTTATCTAAACCTGGTCCAACACGAACCGACTCGAAAGGCTTTACCATATTATTCTTTAATGCCGGATTTACACGTGATTGATAAAATTCACTCATATTTGGCGCACCATAAGCCCATTGAATATTTTCTTGTGGCTTAAAAAGTGGCGCCTGCTCAATCTTCTTAATTATTTGAGAACCCGTTCCTGCATAATTGTCTAAAATAGTTTCAGCATTATTGTTATTGTACGTTTGTCCTCTGGGTTTTGCACCGTTAAATGGCACCATATTATTATGTTTAAATTGATCTGAATTTAAGTAGTCTCCTGTTAAAGAATACACCTCTTGAATTATGTCGCCTACAGGTTTCCCAGCACGCTCCTTTTGTTCATATACATTTTGATTGAAATACTTATCTGATGCCGTATTTGGATTTGGATATTCCTGAACTGTATCAATTAGTTCTGAATTATTCATTATTGGATAATTTTGAGGCGGGATATTGGTGTTTGGTAAATAATTCGGCTTTTGTCCCATATTATCGAAATTCTCTTTTCCCTTTGTTGCCTTTTTGTTAGTGTATCCTTCATTGTTTTTATTTGAAATAATATACATTCCTCCTAGTGCTATTAGTGGTATTGCTAATTCCATTATTATATTATATATATACTTTTTAAAAAAGTGTATATATTTTAAAATTATTATATTTTATAGTTTTGATTATTTTTTGCTTTATACCTTCGATTGGTTATACCTTAGTACACGACCCTCTTGATCCACACGTTGAAGGTCCTGCTATATATGTTCCTTTTGTTTTTTGTCCTGAAGAAAACTGCCTCATTGGAACCGTATATCCCTGATCATTCAAAGGTACACATTCAAATCCTCTCTTAAAATACTCCTTCTCTAAAACACGTGTGCTTATATAATTTCCAAATTTCATCTCCGTGTTTGCCTGCGGATCTTTCGGCAAAATATATGCATGATTTTGCTGCAAATCTCGTGCCGTCCACGCCGGCATTATCACTCTTGATTGATCTGTTGTCAAAAAAGTGTCGCAAACTGGATATGAAATCGGCGCTGTGTTTACCTGAAATCGTTTGTAAGGATTTTCTTTGGAATTAGTCAAACAGTTTACGGTATTTGGTATATCCCGATTTATTCGTTTATCTATTCCTAAAAGAGCACTTTGAACATCAATGCTTTCAGTCCATAAATTGCCACCCCATTTTTGTGGAATTATTTGCGGATCTAAAGCAAAGCATGGTTTGTCGCCATTTCCTGGTACGTCTAGTATCCAACGGCCTTGATCTGTTTGCTGCTGAAGCTGTTTTGTTATTCTGCATGGATCATCATGAAATCTAGTAAATGCCATTTATATATATAATATATACTTTTAAAAAAAGTTATAAGCAAAGCGAAAAGCAAAATAATTTATTATACTTTTAAAAAAAGTTATAAGCAAAGCGAAAAGCAAAATAATTTATTATACTTTTAAAAAGTTATAAGCAAAGCAAAGCAAATTTATATATACTTTTTTGTAAAGCTATAAAAATAAATTGTATTTACTATATTTTTCAATGTTCTTTAAAATTATATTTAGTCTTTTACAATCCATATATTTTTGTATGCACTTCACTTGGTTTATCATATAGCTCGTCTGCATCTTCTTTCACATGATTATATAATTCTGGGTCATCGATAGTAGGCATTTATATAAGTATATATTTTTTTAAATATATTTTAAGATAATCTTGTTAATACAATTGAAACATTAGCAGTTCCACTCCAAGCAGAACCATCAACAGTTCCACCAGTTAATAAAAAATAACAATCACCACTCGCAGAAGACGACACCTCAAATGTATCAACAAAACTACAATAAGTTCCCGACGGCGTTCCAGCGGGGTCAAATTGAATTGCCGTTTGAATACCACCATTAGCATACCCAAATACAGAGTTAAAAACACTATCAGTATTAGTAGTATCAAACACTTGATAAGTAATAGCATTCCTTGTATTAATAACAGTAGTATAAAAAGACACCTCCGCCCTCCAAGTAGTATTAGCAACCAGATTAGCAAGAGTTCCAGTATTAAATATAGTTCCAGTAGGACTTCCACCTACATTAAAAAATACTGACGAACCGTAATATCGCAACGGAATAATATTTACAGTATTAAATTGTAAGGTTGAACCAGTTATTAAAATATCACCAGTAGGAGCAGATAAATTAATATCTGTTCCAGCATTCATTACAACAAACAGAGATAAATTGACCTGAACTTGTATAAGATTGTAGCATACATTATACAGATATTTTATTAGACTGAAGGATCACTTGTAAAATAAGGTATCCAAATATCCGCTCCGTTCAGTTGTAGTTTTAAGTAATTAGTAATATCTCCAATAGCACTTGTCGTTGCTAATACAGAAGTAGAACCTGCCGTTGATGTTGTTGTATCTGTATTTAATAAATTGATTTTAACACTATCAAATTGAATAGGATAAGTAGCACCCTGATTTGCTTTTAATGTTAAAGAATGACTACTTGTAATCGTCAATCCGTTTGTCCCACTTACATTAGACCAGTCAATTTCCCCACCATCAGCACTATCGTTATACATCGCCAAACTATCACTCTGCGAACCGCTACTTGTAAATACAATACCAGTAGAGTTTATATTTGCTGTTTCTGTTGAAGTTGGATTATTATTATCAGTAATATTAATACTACCAGTATTTATATCGGTTTGTTCCGTAGTAATTAAAGTTGTATTATCTAATCTACTAATCCTCTGTAAAGAGGAAGTTGATAAATTTTCTAATTTTTGAATTGATGTTTCATTAGTAAGTGATTGACTAATATTGCTATTAATATTACGATTATCAAGACCCCCAACAGAAATGTCAACAAGACTAATACTTGTCGTAGTTTGATTATTATAAATAGAAAATGCTGGATTTCTTTGAACGAAACTCTCGCTATTATCCATTACAACATTAGAATTAAGATTTATACTACCCCCACTTTTCGCAGTAATATTAACATTCCCAGTCCCAGTAGAAGCAGATGCGTCAATATTTAAATCACCAGTAGAAGTTTTCAAAATACTCCCATTCAAGTCCAAAGGTCTAAAAGAGTTGTTCTCATTATCAGAACCATTCAATCTAAAAACGAGTTGATTAACGCCATTAATTAAACTATAAAAATCTAACGCTCCATCGTAATTAAAAGGGGCAGTATTTGAAGTAATGGTGCTTTCAATCTTACCGAAAGTTCGTTGAATACCAGCACCATCTAATGCGTTAAATTGTATAGAAGAAACTACATCATTAATAACACCATTACGACCATTCTTATACATTTTAATACTCGGAACACCGTTAAAATTACCAACAGCAGCGTTACTGTTTATTAAATTTAATTGATGATTTGATGTATATCCAGTAGTAGAATAATCCTGAATAGTAAGAAAATTATCTCGTAATTCACTATTATTTAAAGAAACAGAGTTGTCTATAACAATTGAAGTTGAATTAAGTGTATTCGTTAAAGTAGGCGTAATAAGATTGTCTTTTAAAACGATGCTTAAAATACTGTCGTTTCCAGCAGTTAAAACTTCATCTAATGTAGGGTCTGTATTAGCAGATGCTATAATATTAGCCCAAGTAGCAGTTACTGTTGTAGGTCCTGTTGTAGTCTGTGATAAATTAGTTGTAGTAAATGATGTAGTAGTTCCTGTACCCGAAGAATCAATTAACGATATTTCATCATTATTTAGTGTAACAATATTAGTTCCTGTTGGTCCAGTATTAGATAATAAAATTTGTGGATTTGTTATTGGATTTATATCTATAAACGCTCCTGTAGGACCAGAGAAATCATCCATTCTCATTTTTTGTGCTCTTAATGCTCCGCCTGTTTCAATCCATATACCATCTAGACCAGCTGTTAAAGGATTTGAACTTTGCGGTGTCAACGCTAAATAGGTTGGATCGATTCCACCGGTTACTAATAAATTACCAAAAATTAAGACATCGCCTGTATAACCAGTTCCTGTATATCCTGGTCCAGTTACACCTATATAATTTGTTGAGATCCATGGACTTCCTCCTGTTGATCCTGTTGCTCCTGTTGCTCCTGTTGATCCTGTAGCACCTGTTGCTCCTGTAGCTCCTGTAGCTCCTGTTGATCCTGTTGCTCCTGTTGCTCCTGTTACTCCTGTTGAAGATCCAGGAAGACCTTGAGCACCAGTATCACCTTGTGCGCCACCTGCTGTTCCAGGAAATCCTTGAGGCCCTCTACATCCAATTCCTGTTGCACCTTGAGATCCTTGAGATCCTGTTACACCCTGTGTTCCTGCGGGACCAATTGGTCCTGCTGTACCTTGATCGCCATTGTTTCCTTTTGTAGTACTAGTTGTATTACAACATCGATTTGATCCTAAATAATTGTTGTAACTTTTGTAAGACATTATATATTATATATTTTTTTTTTAAAATATATAATTTATTTTATTTAGAGAAATTAAAACTATTACCAGTATTACTTATTATCATTCAATAATATATCTTCTAAAACTAAAATCATTGTCCGTCACTCGCCAACATTTATATATTGCATAGATATTAATTTGTTCTTGAAATTGTGGCCGAACAATAAACAGTACCATTCCAACTGGCAGTATTTAATTGATAAATATAAGGGTAATAAATATCCGTATAACCGATTATGAAATTATTATCGGTATAAGTTATTGAAGTTCTATACATATTATTTGTTGAAATATAACTACTCGCCCATATACCGCTGTTATGTGCATCTCCGCTAATTGAACCATACGAATAACTATACAAGTCGCCGTATGCTTGTATCATTTCTTGACCGCCTCCGCTTTGATATAATCCATCGTACCAAAAAGTCCACGTTATTGCGTAAGTAAATCCACCGGTTATAGAGATACTACTATTGAAAATAGTTTGACTGCCATTATTAACATAACCGTACTGCAATGGCATAGCATAAATAAACTGCGGAACTGATATGGATGGCGGATAAGAAGACCCATTAATAGTTGATACATTAATATTATTTACACTATTGAGGTCATACCCATTCATATTTATTGCTTGATTTGCATTTGGGTCAATACTTAAAACACTTGGCAATCCGTATGGTGATGTAGGATATGGTGGATATGCTGACCCATTAATTGTTGATAAATTAATATTATTTACACTATTAATATCATTATTATTCATAATAATTGAATTATATGCATTATTACCATAACTTAATGTGCTATTTAAATCTTGACTACCACCACCGCCACCTCCTGTATTTGTTATTGTCACACTTCCTGTACTTTGATTAATAGATATCCCTGATCCAGCTTGTATATCTGTTACACCACCGCCACCACCACCTCCAGAATATGGTGTCCCATTAATATTAAATGTGCCACAATATAAATCAAAAGTATACCCATTTGTTTGTAGCGTAAATGTTCCATTTTGCGTATTAATTCCATTCCAGTTATAACTCGCCAATTGGTTAGACGACATGTTTCTTGCATAAAATTGTTGCGTATCTTGGTATGTTTCATAAGTAGTATCGCTTAAATAGTATCTATTGTTTGATAGATTAGGGTAAGCATTATTAAAATCCGCCCAAATTAAACCAGTTGTTGTAGGTGCATAACCATTAATAAGCGAACATGTAATATCCCTACAATTTAAATCTCCATTATAACTTACTCCATCATAACCTAAATTACATACATAAGGGTTAAAAGTTGATGTATAATTAACTGGTAATGATGTCGTCTGCAAACTACCAGTCCCCATAATCATGCTAAAATCTGGGTTTAATTGTTGAATAAGATTAGGTTGTAATGTAAGTGTTTGTGTATATGGTGTAATGTAGTTTTGTGATTGTAAAATAATATTTTGGAAAGTAATATCTGTTGTAAATGGTGTTGTTGTTGTTAAGGGTTCGTTTAAATGTATATGTGTATTATCAATCAATACCGAAGATTGAATATTTGCATTAATAAAATCTATTGACGATTTATTTATAGTTAATGCTGTGCTGGTGGCGGTATCCTCTAAATTAATAAATGATGGATTAAATAGTATGAAATTCGTAGTTGCTCCTAATCCAGTTTGGTTAAATAGTATGTTACCAGTTGTAGATGTTTCAATAATAAAATTATCATTAGTTGTGCTTTCATAAGCCAAACCAAAAAAACTATTATCACTTTGAATTGTAATAGATTTATCACCATTAGTAGAAGATGTTATTAATGAAGTAGGGTCAATTATTCCACTAACATATAAATTACCAAAGATTAATACATCACCTGTATAACCTGTTCCAGTATATCCTGCACCTTGTGGTCCAATGCCATTCATTTGTGTCCATGGAGTACCGCCTGTTGCTCCTGTTGATCCTGTGGCTCCTGTTGATCCTGTAGCACCTGTTGCGCCTGTTGCTCCTTGTACAAATGGATTTAAAGTTGTAGTTACTTGTCCAATAGTAGTATCATTAAAATACAATGTAATAAATTTGTTAGATCCAGATGATAAACTTGCCCATAACTCAACATAAATTCTATCAGTAGATAAAATAGTATTATTTAACAAAATAGGAGCAGAAAAAAGATATAATGTGGGTATATTTGTTAAAATTGGGATTAAAACCGTTTGAGATTGATATATCTTTGTTCCAATATTTGTATATATATATATGTAAGCAATTATTGACATCGTTTGAGCCGTATTAATTCTTGATGCGTATATTTCAAAATTCCAATTACCCGAAGGTAAAGATGTTATGTCTGGAACACCTATAGGCGTCAAAAAACTTTGTAAAAATACAGGAGAACCGGAAGCTATATCAATTGAAACAGTAGTGGTAGTTCCTGGTATTATACCATTAATGCTTAATTCTCTGCTTAATTCTCTAGGATTTCCCGAATACGGAATAGGTCCGCCAGTGCTGCCCGCATTTCCTGTAAATCCTGTTAATCCGGTTGATCCTGTTACTCCAAAATTATTATTAAAATAAAAAATAGCTCCTGTCGAAAACCCATTCAAGCCTCGAGCACCTGTGGCACCTGTTGCACCTGTTTCTCCTGTTGCACCTGTTGCTCCAGTTGCTCCTGTTGCGCCCGTTACACCCGTGGATCCCGTGGATCCCGTTGCACCTGTTGATCCTGTTGAACCTGTTGCGCCCGTTGCACCTGTTGCTCCTGTTGCGCCCGTTACACCCGTGGATCCCGTGGATCCCGTTGCACCTGTTGATCCTGTTGAACCTGTTGCGCCCGTTGCTCCTGTTGCTCCTGTTGCGCCCGTTGCTCCTGTTGCACCTGTTGATCCTGTGGCTCCTGTGGCTCCTGTTGCACCCGTTACTCCCGTTACACCCGTTACTCCCGTTGCTCCTGTTGCACCTGTGGCTCCTGTTGATCCTGTAGCACCTGTTACTCCCGTTGAAGATCCAGGAAGACCTTGAGCACCAGTATCACCTTGTGCGCCACCTGCTGTTCCCGGAAATCCTTGAGGTCCTCGACATCCAATTCCTGTTGCACCTTGAGATCCTTGAGATCCTGTTACACCCTGTGTTCCTGCGGGACCAATTGGTCCTGCTGTACCTTGATCGCCATTGTTTCCTTTTGTAGTACTAGTTGTATTACAACAACGATTTGATCCTAAATAATTGTTATAACTTTTATAAGACATTATATATTATATTTTTAAAATATATAATTTAATTTAATTATAAACTTTATTTACGCAGAAGGTAATTGTGCTAAGCATAAACGAATTGATCCCAAACTGGCTACATCATATTTAACAACAAGAGGCAGGTCATTCTCCAAATATACTTCAATTTGAGAACATAAGTTAGTACATTTAATAAAATAGCCCAAATTTTTAAGGGAAAATTCGCCCTGAATTATTTTAGAAGAGTCTTGTTTTAAGATAAATCCCATGGATCCATCAGACTCGGCTCGATGGATTTCAGCTTCAGCAAATTGACCTTTGCATTTAAATATTAGCTCATTACCGACAGATTTAATTTCTAATTTATCAGAAATGCAAGAAAGATCCCGAATAATTTTCTGAAAATCTGCAGATGGAAGATTGATAATAGATGCGAATTTGACATCAGGATATTCCAATTCCTCAGGTTCAGGTTCAATCAACTTTAGCTTCTGAGTTTTACATTGTTTAATATCGCCATTTTCAAATTTAAGTGCTAAATAAGAAACAATACCATCAAAATAATCAGCATTTTCGATATAAATAGTTAGTGTATCATCATTATCGATAGAATTGATTAATTTAAATAGGTGAAACATGTTGACACCGATGATAATTTTTTCTTGTTTGCATTCATAAGACTCGAAATTCTGTGCAGCCAAATATAAATGGGCTAAAATAGTATGAGATTTGTCCATATTAATAATACGAATGCCGTCAGGTTGAAATGAAATATTAGTTTCCAAAAGTATGTCTTTTAGAGCAGTCATCAGAGTACGAAAAGGTGCGATCTGTACAGTTTTAATTGTTAAAACATTGCCTTCATTAAAAGAATTGGAAGTATTTGATGGATTTTTAATATTTTGGGACATTATATTCATTTTTGAACGCAAACCTTTAAATACTAATTCAAATAAAATTAATTATATTAATATTATTAAAAAATAATATCTAAAACATGCGGCATTAGATCTTTCATATTATTTAGATGATAATCAACCCCTTTATTACATACTATATAATGATTTTTATGTAAAGCATTTGCTATAACTGCTATAGAAGACAATCCGAAATATCCTATTTTACAAGAATTTACAATAATTAATGTTTCTTCAAAACTTTTAGGTTTATAATATTCTACATTTAAATTTATATTTTTAGAAAAATAATCATAATGTTCTATTTCATTAGAAACAAATATGCAATCATTAAGGTTATCTTTAATTATTTCAGTTAATTTAACTATACAATCTTGTGATATAAAACGATAAGGTGTTATGTTTATAATTATTTTATTGTTCCAAACAGGATCGTTTGAGCTTTTTAACCATGGATGTTTTCCCCAATTTACGTCATATATTTTGTTATAAATATGATACCAATTTTCTTTATTTATAATTGGTTCATGAAGATGATTTCTCCATGTAGATAAATCAATGTCATTTATTTCATTATTATATATTTTATAATTTTTTATGAAATTTAGAGACATAATTATATTATATGTATCGGTATGTGTATATTCGACCCCAAAATCAAATTTATCTCCTTCTAATAGTAAATCATATATATATAGTTCACCCTTTCTTCCGGTTTTATAATAATTTTCACAAATGACAGATAATTGATTTAAAAAATCTCCTAGTCTACCGGCTGATTTATATTTTATGGGATTAAAATCAAACACGTCTTTTATATCATCATTAATTGTAAATAAGTGCAAATCATATATTTTTAATGATGTCTCTAGATTATGATCTTCGATAAAGTTTATATTTGTATTATTAAATAAATTAGTAATTATGTTTTTGTAATCAATGTTAAAATATACGATATCATAAGAAATGCATAAATAATTAATTTCAGGAATTTTAGAATATATATCTTTTTCTTCTGAAATATCAATAAAACATGTACTAGATGTATAACTTTTATGTTCTTTTATGTTTGAGTTATTTATAGTATTAAAATAATTTTTTAGTCTAAATCTTTTTTGATTATTGTCAAAAATCTGTTTAGAAATTACAGCAAATTTATAAATAGTTTCAGTGTCTTTGTCTTTATTATCTATATTTAATTCTTTGATAATATCTGTATCGATCCAAATTTGTTCGTTAATGTAAAGTAGCATTCTATAAAAGTGAGTTGTTTTAATATCACCTACATATTTTTCTAATATACTCATTTCATTTTCAATATCTTGCAGTTTATTTGGATCATAAATATATTTGTGTTTAAGTTCTAATATGCTATATTTATCAATAATTTCACCAATGGATGCTTCGATTAAAGTTTTTTCATTTTGTATTGTATCTAAGTAGTTATTTATTTTGTTTAATACATTACTCCATGTTACTTCTTCATTCTCTTTAAAATTAATTTCAAGAATTTTTTTATGTATATTTATATTGATAAAAAGGGTTTTTACTGATCCAAAACATGTATCTGTAAATATTTCATTTAAAACCTTAAATGTTGCAACATTTGTATTTTTATAATTATTAAATAATTGCACTAATTTATCGGTAACATTAGCTGTTTCTGTATAATTTTGTACATGATAATATGCGGTTACATCATAATTAAATATTTTATTTAATTTATCTAAATTAATAATTATATCATCAATTTTATTAATCAACGTTTTATTACTATATTTTTTAAGTAAGACTGGTAACATGTTTTTTGAATTTTCAATTGCATCTCTTATATTTGTTTTATATACACATATATCATCTGAATAAATATTACGAAACATATAGCTATCAGAAATAACAAAAGGCTTTTCAACTGACATAGCATAATCAATAACACTTGAAACACCTCTACCTGTCATCATATCATATAAAAATATATTACACGTATTAGATCCTAAAAATAATAACACTTCTTCATTAGTAAAAAAATCAGTTAATATCATTAATTTAATATTGGGTTTTATAATAATTGAATTACATATTTGTAAAATATGGTTGATATTAGCATCTCTATTAGGGTCAAAATGGGCAAATGTAATTACTAATTTTATTATTGCACAATCGTAATTATTATTTACTGTTGTTATAATTTTATCAAATCCTTTATTATGAAATCCAAATCCAAATGATCCAAAAATAGGAACATTTAATCCTTCATTATAATTTATAAAATCCTTTATTTTTTCATTAGTTATTTGATAATTATCGAATATTTTATTAATATTTTCGTAAATTGGTCTAGGAATATTAAAAATCTTATTTGTTTCAGGTTCATCAGGATTTATGCTAAATATAATATCAAAAATATCGCCATTTGATTCATGTGGTATACCTATATTTTTTGTATTTTTAAAAATAGTATTTGTATTTAACCAACGCATTGTAGCTTCATGATAATTATATATTATTATGTTGGGTTTAATTTTATTAATAATATCAATGTATTCAGTATAGTTATCAATTTCTTTATAAACATATTTATTTAAAGATGATTTTTTTAAAATATTAAATAGTCGTAAGCCATATTGATAAACTCCACAAGATTGTATTTTATGATTTAAAAATAAAACGATCATTATAATATAATATAAGTTTAATATTAAATATTTAATATTTAATATTTAATATTAAATATATCATTAAATATTATATGAATAAAATGAAAACATATAGTCAAGCATCACAAGATATATTTGTAAGAATACTGACAAATAATAAAAAAAATGGTACCTTTTTGGAAATAGGAAGTAATGATCCAATTGTTCATAATAATAGTTATATTTTAGAAAATGAACACAATTATAAAGGAATATTGGTCGAATATGATAAAAGTTTTGAACAGGCATATAAAGTTCATAGAAAAAATTCAATATATGTATTGAGTGATGCACAAAAAGTTGATTACAAAAAAATATTAGATAGTAATAATTTTCCAACAGAAATAGATTATTTGCAAATTGATTTAGATGTCAATAATCGTTCAACATTAAATACTTTAGCATTATTAAACACAACTGTATTTGATAAATATAAATTTGCTACTGTTACATTTGAACATGATATATATACTGGTAACTATTTTAACACGCAAGAAATATCAAGACAGATATTTAAGGAAAGAGGATATATATTAGTTTTCCCAGATGTATCTGTTTTTTGGGAAGGTAAATATTGTAAATTTGAAGATTGGTATGTGCATAAAGATTTAGTCGATCCTGATATTATTAATAAAATAAAATCAGATGTTAGTTTGACACATGAAGAAATTGTTACGTTGATAACGAAAATATAATATGCCTGTATATTATATGTATAATTTGTATCATGGTGAAATTTATAATAATAAGGCAGTTGATTCTGTATTAAGGGATTACTTTCCAGATCATAATTATAAAGGTGTTTTCTTTGATATAGGGGCATTTGAACCGATAAGAATTAGTAATTCTTATCATTTTGAAAAAAATGGTTGGGAATGTTATTGTTTTGAAGCAAATACACAAGGAATTCCATTATTAAAAGAACATCGAAAAAATGTTTTTAATTACGCAATAAGTAATCAAGATTTAGATATAGTGACATTTAATATTGTATTAACAAATAATTGGACAGCAGGATTTTCTGCATTGATTATAAATGAAGACTATAAAAAAATTTTTAATTTTGATGGAGCAAATCCAAAGATAACTCAAATTATGGTTCCCCAAAAAACATTAAATACAGTTATTCAATCTGAAATACAAAATTTAACAAAAATTGATATTATTTCACTTGATATTGAAGGGGGTGAACTAAATTGTTTATATGGGTTAGATTTAAAAAAATATAATCCATCTGTTTTAGTAGTTGAAAATGTAACAAATGAGCCAGCTATAAAAAATTATTTAGAAACTTTTGGATATAAATTAGATAAGCAAATACATTATAATCAATTTTATGTATCAAAAGATTATAGTGAATTAAAAAAATAATAATCTTATAAAATTAATTTATAAATACAATTAATTTGAAATCCATGCATCCATTAAAGAACCTGCTATATTTGAATATATTTTTTTATAATTTAATTCATTTAATATTTTTTGATGTGGATTTGGATCTGGACAAACATTAGGATATCCATAAAATAAATTTTCAATAAAAATAATAGGTTTATTTCTTAAAATTGTTTCTCTGGCACCATCTAAGACCTCATTTTCATGATTTTCTACATCAATTTTTATCATAGTAATATTATTTAAATTATATGAATCAAGAGTTTTTACTAAAATACTATCTTTAACAATAAAACTACAACCATTTGAATAACTATGTAATGAAAATCCTCCATTATTTCCTATCTGAGAATTATATAAAGGCATTTCACCATCTTTATTACTAAGTGCTAATTTATAAATAATACTTTTTTCTCCAAAAGAACTTGTATTTTTTTCTAATAGTTTTAAATTATCTGGAAAAGGTTCAAATGAATGCACCTTTTTGCAGTTTAAAAATTTTAAAAAGAATAAGGAATGATTTCCAATATTTGCTCCTATATCTATTATTTCATTTTGTTCATTATAATTTTTATTTATAAAATCTAAAAATTTTATTTCAAAAAAATTGTTTATTCTTCTCATTTCACCAGAAACTACTTCTTCATGACCATATATAAATATTTCAGTCTTAGAATTTAAGTAATTACTTATAATACTACTTTTCATTATAAGTAAACACTATATTTTAAAATTTACATTTTAACAAATTATATCATTTAATATATCATCTACTGAAAATTTTGATGACCATCCAAGATCTTGTAATTTTGATGCTGTACCTCTGATATCAATAGGAACAGTATCTATTCCATTATTTACATTTTCAATTATAGCAACAATTTTATTATCAGAATATAAAACGTTATCTTTTACTACTATATTTATATCATTAAGAGCATAAATCTTTAAAACTAAATCCAATATTTGAATTCTTTCGTTTCCACAAACTACATATGTGTCTCCAACTGGTTGATCCAAAATGAGCATTATAGCTTTTGCTGCATCTGACGCATGTAAAATAGTTCTATATGATTCTAATGATCCTAAAGTAATTGGCTCAAAAGTTTGTTTCCAAATTTTAGAATGATCTGTTATTTTTTTCGATAAAAACTTATTACTTTTATATTTTGATTCAATTGTAAATAAAACACCGTTTGAAAATGGTAAATTATAAGTTTCTCTATAAAATTCAACAATAGAATGCCCCATTATTTTTGCTATGGAATAAGGATGACAGTGATACATATTATGATCATATTCTTTTACATCATATGTAATATGTCCTTTATATATTTCACTACTGGAAGCATTAAATAATTTTGTTGTCCATTGATTTTTATGGATAGTTTCACAAATATGTGCAACTGTTAGTCCATTTAATTCTAATGTATAAATAGGATTTTTAAATGCATCAATGGAACTGGTTATTCCAGCCAAATGAATAATTATATCTGGTTTAATTATATTTAAATTAACTTCTAATTCATCTACATTTCTAATATCAAAATAAAATTTTGTGATGTGACGTACTGAACTATTTTCATTTTTATGACCAAATCCATATAAATTATATCCATCTTTATATTCATCTAAAACATATCTAGCGATCATGCCATTACATCCAGTAACTAACACTTTGGGTTTTTTGCTGTAAATTTCAAACTGAGGAAATGGAAAAACTAATTGACCTCCGTTTTCTAAATATGCATCTTCTCTTTTAATAATTTCTTCTCTAAAATGCCATGGTAATACCAATAAATATTCAGGAGAATTTGCTCGCATTGTTTCTTCACTAATAATTCCAATACCAGTAGAAGTCATTTTACCAATTTTATTTAAATTTCTTTCAACTGCATATTTTATTTTATTTTCGCCAATATCTGCATATTGTAATAAACAGTTTCCCTTTGTCGAAGCTCCATAAATATACATTTTTTCTCCATTTTTATTTACAGTATTAATAAACTTATTTAATTTTAAAACTTCTTTATCGCAATTATTAATAAAATCTGTATATAGTTGTACATTTTTAATTCCATAATTAGCTTCATCTTCTAATATTTTTGAAATTAATTCAGTAGCTTCGACAAAAGCTGATGATGTTTTTTTAGCAAAATAAACTCTAAAACTTCCTCCATTGCATTCGTTAAATGCAATATCAATAATTTTAAAATTTGCCAAATCGGCTATAAGTTTAACCGCTGTTAATGAATAATATTCTAAGTGTTCATGACAAATAGTATCAACGCTGTTTCTTTGTAACATAGTAATAATATAACTTTGTTCACAAGTCCAAATACCATTATCGTCTAATATGTTATAAATATCTTTGGCAAATTGAACAGGATCAGGTAAATCATAAAACATAGAAATGGATGATATAACTTTTGGTTTTATATTACTATACACACTTCTAAAATTATCGTATGTAAAATAAGTTGGTATTAATTCTACATCACCATAATACTCTTTAAACTGTTTTCCAGTAGGATCCACTCCAATTCTTTTAAATGATTTGTCATAATATTGTAACAGAGTTGAATCGTTACTTCCAATATCAACAATAGCATCTGATGGTAAAAGATGTATTTTAGATAATATTTCTTCTTGATATTTTTGTAAATGTTCTCTCATTGTGTTACTAATACCTGATCTATATCCATATTCATGTTCGTATAATTCAGATGCATTAGTAGAATGTTTTAATTGAACAAGACTACAGTTACTACATAATGATAAAATTATAGGAGTTGTTGGGGTGCTAAAATCTCCGTATAATGGAAATCTAGAAGTTATAACTTGATTACCAAGATTGATAATATCAACCAGTTGTGAATTTTTACAAATTCTACATTCTTTGCATGTGGACTGTAGTTCGATCATTGTAATTATAATAAGTATTAATATTTTTTTAAATACTTATTATAATAATACTTAATGTTAATTATTAACATTTAAAACATTATATTATATTATAAAATATATTAAAACAATAATTGGTAATATAAATATATTGTTATGAATAAAGAAAATACTATTGATCTTTCATTATCAAATCTTTTTGAAAAATATAAAGATAATCCATATATTTTGCAACGTTTGCAAACACATTTAATTAATTTACCAACCATGTTAGAAATGGAAAAAAAACGTTATGAAGAAAGAGTTTCCAGAATTAATGAACTAACAATGGAACAAGCCAATTTTTATAAAGTTTTTCTAAGTAAACATCAATATTTTTACATGCCGTATAATAATATTTTTTATGAGTATGATGGTAAAACATACAAAATTGTTAAAGATGACGATATTCATCATCATTTGCTTTCTACTATTACAGATGAAGGTAAATTAATGGCATGGAAGCATAAAACTAAGCAAAATAT